GATATGTTTTGTATGTTTGTTAAACCCAGAATATTTACGCCACTTAAAGTTAAGAATCCTGCTAGCAATCATGCCGTTATGTATTACGTAAGATATGCGCTTATCGGTTTTCGCACAGATTCTGATCTGGTCAGCCAGATAAACCGAGAGCCCTTCGGATGTATCCAGCCTAGAATCAATATCAATGGCTCGCACGCATCCTGCCCCGTCTGGATTATGATCCGATTTTCTGGCACTGTGACGAGAATCGCCAGCCCACCCATCACTGGTAGTGCGGCGATCTGGATACCAGGTATTAACGGCATCCCTAAGCTCTACACCAGCTGCACATAGCCACGGCTTCATTAGTCAGCTTGTTCAGGTAATTGATTTGGATATTCAACACCCGCATATTCGGCAGAATTGTATTTTGCGCAGACACTTGTACCCCAATAGTTCGCGCTTTCCGCTGATTCAAACGCGCCAACCTCATCAATTTTTTTAGTGCCTGATTTGACGATTACCTTAAAATCATCCGTTACTGTATATGAAAGTGCCATTTATATCTCCTTAGAATGATGTGTAAATTCTGCCTGCTGTGTCAATAAGAATAATTCCAGCCGCACCAACAAATGATGTTGAAACTCTGGTTCCCAATACATTTGTGCTGCTCATACTTGTTGTTGGCAATAAAACTGGAACAGTAATTGTTGGATAAGCGGTTGAAACTGGAACATAGGTTTGCATTGCGGTGCTAAATCTATAAAGGATATTTGAGTAAAGTTTGAAGAAATTTTTTGTACTAGAATTTGCGGTGGGTGAAGCAATGCCATTATATATTGTTGAAGTTCCTGCTAAAGTAACGCTGGTGTTAAAATAAACGCCTGCTGTTTCAAAAATAATGTGTCTAGTGCCATCCCATATAATAATTCCAAGTGACGACGCTCCAGTAGTAACTCCAGCAGTCCAAGTGCCTGACGGCGCGCTTGCATACAGAAAATTATTTGTTGATAGACTTGCTCCAATTACCCAGTTAGTTCCGTTGTAAACAACTGTTCTGTACTCAGTACCAACTGTTGGAGTTTGTGATTTCCTAGTCCAAGTTGTGCCATTTGTTGAATAAATTAAACCACCTGTATCAGTTGTGCCACCACCAGTTCCAACAGCAACCCATAGTGAATTGGCATAAACAACATCATACAAATTATCTGATGCACCAAAGTTTGAAGTTCTTGCTGTCCAAGTAATGCCATCTGTTGAAGTTGTTAATGTGCCATTTGCGCCAACTGCCACCCATAATGAGTTACCATAAGCAACCTGATTAATATCATTTGCGCCAAAACCTGATGTGCGAGATGTCCAAGTTAAACCATCAGGTGATGAATATAAAACTCCAGCCGATGCAACTGCAACATATAAATTACTTCCATTATATGCAATTGAATAAAAAACGCTTCCTGTTCCAGTTAATCTTTGTGTCCAAGTAATTGCACCGCTTGCAGGTGAAGCCCATTTAACTCCCAGTGCCTGAGTTGAATCTGCTGTAAGTACTGTGTCGTTTGCACCTACAGGAATACGAGCATCTAAAGTGCTGTAACCCCAAATATCACCTTTGGTTGTCAATGGCGATACTGCACCTGTTTGTGTATAATCAAAAAATATGGCTGCGCTAGCGGAAGTGAAATATAAAAATCCACCTTCCCACTGAGATAATGCTAAAGATCCGCTAGTAGTAACTGTTGCAGTACCAGCCGTAATTGTGCATGTACCTGCGCCAATATTTTGAATCTGTACTGAATCACCTGCGGCAAACAATGAAGTATTAACTGTAATGGTTGTAGCAGATGCGCTGTTCATTTGAATTACTGTTCCAGCATCGGCAGCAACCAATACGTATGATGCGGTTTTGGTGCTAGGTGATCCACCACCCATTGCGGTTTGCTGCAAGCTAGTCATCTGCGCAGCTGTAAGAACCTGCCCAGTAGTGAAAGTCTGTTTTGCCATTATATCTCCCTAATAACTAAGCACATTATAGTCTAAAGTTCCGTATATAGCATCGTTAAGGATCAGCGAATCAATTACGGGTTCGAGCGTTGTAAACGTGGTTTTCCAACTATTTGGCGTTATATTCATTTTTACGCCAAAAATCTGTAGGGTTTTTTCTAAGGTAGACCCACCTGGCTGGGCAGTAATCACCTTTATAGGATCAAAAAAGTCCAGACCTAAAGCTGCAATAATGCCCGTGTTGTAATCAGCCGTATATAAATCTAGCACTATGGAATCCACTCTAATGCTTGTCTCCGCTCGGCTAGCAACATAAGCCTGGGCATAATTAAGCGCAACGGCGTCCGTTTCCATTAAAAGATTATCTAAAAAGTAACTATGTAAAAAATATTTATCTATGCTGTCCTGATTTAAAGCTACCTGTGGACTGCCCCCAGCCCTGGTAATAGTGGCCTTATTAAATACCAGCACATCGTTAAGAATCCAGGTAGCATCAAAGTAGGTTATACCTGTGCCATTATCTGCAAATACTGTAGGCGTGCCACCAATAGATCCAGCGGTTACCGATCTATCTTGAAAGACAAACGAGCCAGTTGCATCTACATATAAAGATCCATATTCAGATGAGGCTACTGTGCTTAGGGCTTGCAGTGCTGTGCGATTAGTACCAGGATCTGCCTGCATAGTAGTAAGTCCTGCATCTACATCACGCATAGTTGCTGGCCATCCAATTTGATCTAATATTTGATTGATACGCGTTCCCGATAAGTCTCCAGCAGTTGCCCCTGTAACTGTACTAATTTGCGCTAACTGGGCTAATCTAAATGCATCTACCGCCTGTATAGTCGTCATGGCTAAATCTTCTCCAGAATCGTCTGGGTAAGTAGTTACATAACTTGTAATAAAGCCTTGAAATATTGGATATGTGACACCGCCATAAGTTGCACTAATTTGCACTTTTTTCATGGGTGTTAAAAGTCCTGCATACGGCCCCGAACCGTTTTGAGGATTGAAATCGCCATTTTGATCGACTATACGTAATGTAAGTGAACCTGTTTGAAATTGATCTGATAATGCAGTACGACCTCGATTAGTTTCTATACGGTTTACTTGATTTGATACATCTACAATAACAGCTGTGCTATCACCTAAAACGTTAGTACCTAGTATGCCTGAATCTAAAATCATTGTTTGGGCAAACGCAGGCCCAGTGCTAAAGTTAATTAAAGCACTTATTACAGGTAAGGTCATGCTAGAGATCCAGCAGGTGTTGTGCTATATCCTGAGCGTGTGGCTATTTGAATACTCTCGGCAATAGCTTGGCTTAACTTATCACCACTGGCAGCAGTATCTATTGTAATACGTATATCTTGCGCTGTTGCCCTCATACCAGATAAAGGATCATATCTATAACCTGTAGATGCTATATCGGCTGCAGTTACCCTCAAACTAGATAATGGATCGTATGGTGTTGTCGCTGGTGGCATAAAAGCGTTTGGATTAACTTTGCCGTTAATTATTGAGTTTGTGGTATCAACGCCAGCATTTTGCTGTAAGCCTGAGAGTGTTTTTTTAGCAGCATCTAAAGCTATAAGCGCGGTTGCTATTTCAGAACTATTTGTAGCACCATAAGCCTTTACTGGATCGTATATAGCCAGCCTTGCCAGGGTTGTTTTGAAGGCTAATTCTAATTGTAAGGTAGCGTCTGCCAGTTTCTTTGCAGCCTCGGCTGCGGCAAGTTCAGCTAGATACTTTTTAGCCAAAGCCTCATCATTGTTTGCTATTGCTGTTAATGCCTGGACTCTTAATTTATCCTCTGCACTTATGTTGTAATTTAAAGCTGCTGCTAAACCTATGCGCTCTAGATCAAACTTGTCTTTAAGTTTATCTACTTCGGTTCTTTGCTTATTAGATGCAGTAATAATGTTATATTCATCTTTTTTAGCTGTGTTTAATTTCTTTTGCAATAATAAATCTGACCTAGGGTTGCCAGAGCCATAAGTAAAGTTAGATGTAGGTTTTTGAGTTTTGCCAATATCGTAGGCAATTAAACCTACTGCGCCTACTATTAACTGCTTCTTGCCTAAAGTTAGTAGCGCTGTAATGGCTAATAGGAATTTGCCCACATCACTATCTATAATTTGCTTTACCTGGGCAATTAACTCACCCATACCTTTAGCAGTATTAGCAACAGCGTTAGCAAACCCATTCATAGAGTTAGCGGCTTGATCTATTGAATTATCTTTACCTAACACAGTAAGGGCATCAATTAACCCTTTACCTATAATTTCAGTGGCATTAGCAGCTGCAACCTTTAATAAGTCCATCTTGCCTGCATAAGTATCTAATCTGGCTAATGCTTGACCGCTAAACTTCTTATCAAGCGCGGCCATAATCTTATTCATGTCACCACTGGCTATTGTGGCTTTGTCTAATCCAGTGCCTAATCTGGCTAATGCTGTTGTAGTACCTGATGCACCTTTGGCTATTGCAGCCACCACGCTTGCTAGATCTTTACCTGTGCCTGCGCTAACGTTTAATGCAGTTTCTAAAGCCTGTTGGCTAAGGGTTACTGAGCCAGTTGCATTTAACAAAGTCTGGAAGGCTGGGCGGAGTTGGTCGTCTAACACGCCATATAGTCCTTGTAGGCTGGCTATATACGCCTCTACCTCATCTACCCTAAATGCGTTGCCAGTATTTTCTAACTGTACTGCCAGGGACTTGGCGGCTTGTTCATCAGCTGCAAATGCGTTAATTGCCTTTTTGCTAAATGCCACAAGTGCTGTAGTAGCAAAGACTCGGTTAAATGTTTTGCCTAATTGCTGGGCTTGTTTATCAAATGCTGATAACTCTTTTTGGCCTTTTTTAAGTGCCTTACCATTAAAGGTTGCAATAGCGGAGACGACTACATTGGCCATTATGCTGCCCTTTTAATTTCTGTTTTTTTATTAAAGTCAATAGCTGTTGCGCTAATGGCTTTTAATATTGCATCATAAACTTTAGGACTATCTTGTGCCCAGGCCTTGTAAATTAAACGGCCCTTAGTTTTACGACCACCACTGCGCAAGTCTTTAATTTTAGGTTGCGCTGTTACTGGCTCTAATGCGGCCACAAACTGCTGGCTAGCAAATGGGTTATTAGATTTGTATTCCTCAAATGCTTTGCTTCTAGCAGATCTTTTAGTGTATGTGCCACTTGCACCTTTAGATGGTGTCATCTGGAATGGGGCGCGGCCTTGTGGATTTAAACGGCCTGCTACCTCATAAATTGCGCCTGGTCTGCTAGCGTTGTAAACATAGTTGCTTACTTTAAATCCATTCTTAAATGTTTTGTTTTCTCCTGGGTTATAGCCAATACCAGCACGTGCTATACCTGCATCGTATTTAGGGAATGTGCCAGGGTTACCAGATGCTTTGGCCCAGCCAGATAAAACATCATCGTTGCCTTTTACAAAGCCTTTAGCTTTAAATGCTACGCCACGCATTAAAGGATCAATAGCTGTCCTAATGCGCTGGCGCATATCTTCATCAATAAACTCTAAGCCTTTAAGGACATCTTTAATGCCTACGACCTCTACTGGCATTTTTAATCTCCTTAGCTCTGTCTTTTAGGACTTGTATAATGGCTATATACATATCCGTATCCATATCAATAAACTCTTTAGGCGCGATACCTGTTTCTACGCTAAGGCTTGCAATAGCGTAAAGCATTGAATCACGCGGTATTATTTTTTTTCTTCGTCTAATACCTCTACAGTTTCAAGTGTGTCAATAAACTCCACGCCCCATATAGGTATCTGTGCACCAGCCCTGCGTAAGCATTCATAAGCCAACCAAAATATTTCGGTCTGGCGTTCATGCTCGCGCAGGACTTTGCTAATACCTGAGCCATATTTCAATTCAAAACTATATTCGACTCCTGGTGTAATTTTATGCTCAGAAACCTCACCATTAGCCCTAGTAATCTTTAGCTTTGCCATTGTTACCCCTTAATTAGAATGCAACTGATGTTGATACTGTTATCGCGGAGTTTACTGTAAATGATAGGCTAGATGTTGCAACTTCAGCCACGCCGCCTGTACCGATTGGGGTTAGGTTATTTACTAACACGTTAAATTGGTAGGTAGGGTTGGTTGCTGATACTGCTGTGCCTTTAACAGTAATTACTGATACTGCTAGGGTTTGTCCAAAGGCTGCGTTAAGCGTTGTATTTACCTGGCTGGCTGCCCAGTCATTGATAAAGTCGATGCTAAATGTGCCAGATTGGAGACCAGCGACAAATCGGTGTGCGGAATCTCCCATCGCAGTCACTTCAAGTTCATCTACGATCTGATTGATTACAGCGTTAGTTACGTATGAACTGATATCGATTGAGGGTACTGTAGGAGCAGCGGCTGTTGCCAACTTGACCCCTACGTTGTTATTTAGATATATGGCCACTGTTATTCCTCGTCTTTCTTAGTTGCGGTTGGTTTTGGTGTTTCTTTGATCTGGCCTGTCTTAATTAAGAAGGCTAAGTCTTCTGCTTGTGTGCTCATTTTAACTCCAGCTCGTTAGGATAGATACTGTTATTTCTGATGTTAATAAATCTCCACTAGCTGCGTTAGTTATAGCTGGAGCGGAGACACTTGATATGTTATAAACCAGGGTCGATGCCGCTAGTTTATTTACTACTGCTACTATAAAATCTTCTATGCCTTTGAGATTGCCCTGATTATCAAATGCAGGTGCAGTTATTAAAACCTTAAAATTAGCCAGTGGTGCGATGCCTGTTTGGCTATTATTGTTTGGCACAATATAAGGATCGCTCGGAGTTACGACCACGCTATTGGCAAGCAAAGTTGCAGGTGGAAATGCAAAGGTAGACCACACGCCATTGTTAGTAAGTGCGGTTGCTAGTGTGCCACGTAGGGTACTTATTGCGGCCATTAGCCCACCAGTGATGCAGGATTTGAATACGGCTGGATGAGACCTCTGACCCTATTTACGAGTTGGTACCCCATCCTGTAAGGAGATGCAGATATCCCATCCATACCGACCCCACCTGTCTGGCTGACTTGACGTGCTTGCCAGATATCTACCGCTACGATCATCGCAGCTTCTCTTATGGCAGGGGTTGTCGCGTAAGATTGGGTCTTATGGTCTGGGCCAGTGACTAGGCCGTATGGTGCTACCTTGTGAAATGTTTGAT